GGCTAAGAATCTTGCTTCAGGAGATACTTGGTAAAATAATATAACCGTGAGTGGGGTCATTACACCCCACTCACGGTTATATTATTTTACCAAGTATCTCCTGAAGCAAGATTCTTAGCCTGCATGAACTCTACTTCGAACCATGCTTTTCCAGTTGTCGCCAAAGTACCAGTTGGTATCAGCAATACTGTTACTTGCACATCAGAGTCATAAGCAACGCTGTCTGAACCAGTATCCTCTTGTAACACGCTCATCCAAGCTGTTGCTTGAGTTGCATCCACATCTACCTGATTACCCTCAGCTACAGCTGCCAGAGCGTGCGTTCTAGCACTAGCTACGTCAGCGAGATAGTCTTGATCATCAGATTTTCCAATTTCCATTGGATCTGCTGTTGAGTTAAAGACTTCAGTCACATGTACTTTTATATCAGTCACAGAAGACTGATAAGGAAGTATCCCCATCACACGCGCATAAAGATCCGACGCAGCTCCGGCTATTCCCACCTGAATATTACCAGTGGTGGCCGCGCTTGTAGCGATTTTAGTAACACTTTTAAATAGACCTACTAAAGTATTAGCGGTTTGAGTTTCTGTGCTATTTGGTCCTGTGACCGTTTCGCTCAAGGCTTTGCCATTAATATCTGTTCCCGTAACAGTGAACGTGATTCCTGAATCATCCCCAGAACTTGTAATGGAAATTCTTCTCGCCCACGCTCCGTCAGCAGTTTCTGCTGTACTGGAAACTGAAGGTGCATAAACTTTATTACCATTAATGGTAGAAGTTAAAGCGCCATCCAACACCAAATTAGCCGCAGCCGTAGTTGTTTGTGAAACGCAGATGCCGTTTACATCTAACGCAGTTGGTTCTTGAAGATAATGCACAAATGAGCTTTTAACCCAGTTAGTGTCTTTTAAGTCTTTACCGCGATAGCCACCTGACGTGGCTCCGCTAATTACTGGACCCGTTTTTACCGGACCCGAAAAAGTCGTTGTACCCATGATTTTCTCCTTTGGTTGTATAGACCTTTTGCCGTGCCGTCTCTATACCGTCTGCCTAGCCAGTCTGCACAGCTGTTTACTAGGATTGGAAGGGCGAACTTACTTCGCCCTTCCTTAATTGTTTTATGCTCCTGGTGAGCCAAATATTCCGCGCCAGTCAGACCAGCCGAAGCTGTATCTTTCTCTTGCTTTATATCTAACGTTACCAGTATCGAAGTCGCCTTCCATCGCAGTACGAATAGGAGCTCTATTGAAATGTTTCATTCCATTAGGAGCATCCGTTTTAATGAACCAAGCGTCTGTGTCCGTTAGGAAATTGTTTACCACATAACCTTGTGGAAGCATTCCCATTGTTTTAACAGCGTTGATGTCATTATCAGCCGTAGCTGGTCGTCCTGGAGATTTTAGCAATCTTTCTACATTAAACTGAAGATTGACTGGGATGATTAATTTCATGCCCCTTAGAGCAATTTTTAATCCTCTTTCGTCTGCCATATCAGCAATGTCGATAAGCGCCTGCTCGAGCGAAGTTTCGTTCAAGTCGGCAGCAGTTGACAATTCGTTTTTTTGGTCTCCACTAAGAGTTGGGTGATCAGTCGCTAAAAGCTCCTTATTATCACCACCAAGATAAGAGCTGTTAAATCCTCTATTAAGAACATTTGAAGCTTTTACTTGCTTAGTGTTTGCCATTGAACGTGCCAATGCTTTTGTATATCGAGTGCTGAGTTTGTCGTAAAGGTTATCCTCTACGGCTTCTTCAGTAAGTGTGAAAGCCAAAGCAACGGTTTCGTGGGTATACCTAGCAGTGTAAGTTTCTTGAGCATCATCATAAGCGATACCTGAACCTTCCGGTTTTACACTAGCGTTGGCAAATCCACCTAACATTACTTCTTCTTCGAACGCACGATCGGAACTCTCTGTATCAAAGATTTCCTTATCTTGATTTTCGTAGCGGTCATATTCTAACCCGAACAAAGCGTTTAAGCCAGGTTCAAGTTCTTTGACCAATTGCATTCTTGAAATAGTCATTGTTCAATTCCCCCTAAGCTTATACGCCAGTAATACCAGTAGAACTGAAATACAAATGTTCGTTAAAGAAAACGAGCCAGTTTGCATTCGCACTAGAGGCATCACTGTTGTCTGGATCCTTTGAAATTCCCGTAATCTTCCACTGTAAAGCAGCCGTGGTATTAACACTGGATGCTGTAAGTTCAGATTTGGATCGTCCATTAATGGAATTACCAGCAGTAACTGTGGTATCGATATTTTTACCGATGTCAGTTAAAGCAATAGTCCCATCACATTGGGCTTCAAAGAGTCTTTTCGGATCATCATAGACATACGCGTCAATCGCACCCTGTGTAATATTAGTACTAGCAGGGTAGTAATTTGACCATGTAGGCTTTTGAGTAGTTGGGTCTTGATAGAAACAACCGTTGAATACGCCGAGGTTAGTAGCACCGGAAGCTGTTCCGACTGCTAAAACACCGCTCGCAAGCATAACATGAGATCCTTCCCAGATATCGCTACCAAAATTGTCTGATATCGCATATCTATTAGTGCCTCCGTTATTTACGCCGCTTCCAACTTCCCCAATAGGTCTAAACCCAAATGGTGCGTCTTTATTAGCCATGATTTTATCCTCACAGATAAATTATTGTAACACACCCCTCATGGGTGTGTAAAAATTGTGTAAATTGTGTGTACGAGGAAACTAAGTGTTTCTTTTGCCACCAAAACTTACGCGAGTGCTTCTCTCTTTCGAGATCGGCATGCTAGGATGTTGGTCCTTCAAAGGATCGTTTGCGATCGCGTCGTCTTTATCTTGCGTTAATTTTGCAAAATGTTTCTTACGCTCTTCAATCGTTTCCTTAGGAATTCGCGCTAGCATTAAACCTCCAACAGCTATAACACCATTATATTTACCTGAATCAATTTGAGGCCATTCAACATCAGGATATTCATCCCCTCGGACAAATTCCCAACCTTCGCGCAGTCTAGCGGATACATTTTTTTGATCCAGCTGTCCTACGGATTCGGCCCTTATCCACCTATGGACAAAGCCTGGTGGTGCAGGTGGTGCATCTAGTGATGACGGTGGAGCCCATGGTTTCCTTCGAGATACTTTCTCTCTGGTTTCAGACTCGCGTGATGGTAGTTTTTGCGTTTTTTTCATTTTATTTTCCATATGCCTACTCCTTCACGTACTTCGCATATTCGCTTAGTGGCACACCTAGTTTTTTTGAAATGGCTACTTGTGATGGTGTGAGTCTCACTGTGCCTTTGCGCTTCACTGGTCCGCCTCTATTTACAGAGGCTACCGTTTGTGTTGGCGAAACTGTTTCAAACTTATGAGGAAATGTCTCCTTCATCTGTTTGTCTATTTCACTATAGTACTCATCAGATGTGGGGTCAAGTCCTTTTTCCACAAGTTTACGATGAATTGAGAAGGATGTCAAGGTCATTGGTTCATCCTTTCCAAACCATTCATTCTTATCGGCCCATGCTTCTGCCTTCGGATCCGGAGGTGAAGGTGGAGCTTGTCTTGGAGGTGGTGCATATTGTGGCTGTTGCTGTTGCTGTTGCTGAACTTGTTGTCCACCTTCAGCTGCCTGTGGTCTAGCCCTTTTTGCCTCTGTAGCCTTATGTCTTTCAGCTTCAATGGCCAAACGCGCTAAAGCCTGATTTGCCGTCACTTGGGCGTCAATATCACCAGCATCCATCGCTTCTTTTAATTTCTTTTTAGCGTCCTCAGTCTCCGCTTTTACACGGTTTCCGTATTCCAATACATATCCACGATCAAGATTTCCGACTCTTTGATGCAATTCTTTTGCTTGGTGCTGGACTCCTTGAGCATATTGGACGGCAGCTTGTTCGCGTCTTTCTGCCTCACGCAATTTCTTGGTTAATTTATCAATACGGGACTGAACTTTTTTCCCGTAGTCTTCTACTTCCGTCTCTGAAGCTGCCGCTTCAACTGCAACTTCTTTCTCCCCTACATCTACATCCTGATCATCATCTGAATTGACAATCTTCGTAGAATCCTTGGGAAGCTCAACCTCAATTGATTTTCCTTCCGATGGAAGGTCAACCATCTTTTCATCCGCCTCGGCTTGTGTTTCTACCTTGGTTTCTGCAGGCATATTTTACTCCTGTTTATCTAAATTGCAAGATATCCTCTGGGTCTTTTACCACAGCGATTATCTCGTCATCATTAAGTATTCTCACTTCACCACCCTCTATTCCAAATCTTGAACCGGCGTATCGACCGAATATAATCCAGTCATTTTTCTTGCACCATGGTCCGTTTGGAAATCTCTCTTTGTCTCTATAGGCATCGGG